CGGGCGAAGGCACCAGACTTCCATGACCGCTTTTCTTAAGGTCTCATCAGGGACATTGCCGGTGCTGAAGGTTTCGATGTTCACGGAAACCGGATCCGCTTTCCCGATGGCATAGGCGATGTTCACCTGGCATCTTTTCGCAAAGCCGCACCATACGATGTGTTTTGCGATGTTCCTGGCCATGTAAGCCGCAGAGCGGTCAACCTTAGTCGGGTCTTTCCCGCAAAAGGCACCGCCTCCATGTGCGGCAAGTCCGCCGTAGGTGTCGACCATAAGCTTTCTGCCGGTGAGTCCGGTGTCCGCCGCAGGGCCGCCTTCAACAAATCGTCCCGACGGATTGATCAGAACTTCGGTCTCATCATCAAAGGGGAAGTCCTCAAAGCAATTCCACAGGACATGGCTGTAGATGTCCTTGGTCAGTTCATCCAGGGACTTTGAAGTATCATGCTGTACGGAAACAATAATGGTTTTGACTCTGGCAGGGTTCCCGTCCTGATATTCAATGGTGACCTGAGCTTTGCCGTCGGGCTTGATCCCTTTGATGAGTCCGTCATGTCTGGTCTCGTCGATTCGCTTGGTAATTTTGTTCGCCAGAATGACTGGAAGAGGTAGCATGTCCCTGGTCTCATCGGTGGCGTAGCCGTACATGGTACCCTGATCACCAGCACCTAAGGTGCTNTACCAGGAGTTGTCGCCATTTCTGGATTCCAGNGCATTNTCCACACCATCGGCGATGTCCTGNCTCTGTTTGTGGACTANAACCATGATGCGGAATTTTTTAGGNTCGTAGCCTACCTCCTGCAAGGTGTAACGAACGATGCGCTTGATATCGACTTTACCGCTACAGGTGATTTCGCCCGCCACGATAATCTTTCCCAGGGTGGCCATGACCTCGCAGGCAACCCTGGAAGCACGGTCCTTGCGAAGGCATGCGTCTAGAACGCTGTCGGCGATCAGGTCGCAGAGCTTGTCCGGGTGGCCCGCGCATACGCTTTCTGCTGTTAAGAATTTAGTTTCCATATCATTTTCCTTTCCGGGCGGTCAAAAGCCGCTCCATTAAATCGTCTTGTGGAGTGAAGTTCGAGCAGTCAGTCAGGCTGTTCTCGCGCACGATGGCGAAGATCTGCGCCCATAAGCTGTAGGTCTGTTTTGAAAAGGACTGAGCCATNCTGACNTAAGGNGAAGCNATNGGAGCNCCGGTCGTCGGGTGTTTTGCCAGCAGTCCGTATTCGGANATTGCCTGCTCGCATTGGATCCACCTTGCCGCGCTCATGGCGTATTGTTCGATCTGCTGTTTGGGGACCAGGTGGCTGCACTTGTGCTTTCCGAGCCANCNCCAGGTGTCCGTGTAGATTTCATTGGCAATCAGCGGATGACCGTTCTTCTGGGATGCCGACAGCCAGTCGGCGGGTTTCGGCATTTCCGAGCCTGATTCCGAATCCCCGTCGGGCAAGGGCACGATTTGAAGCTTCTTGGAGTTGCCGTCCAGTATCTTGTCCGCCAGAGCCTTGCGCGGCCTTCCACCGGCACCAGGCTGCGGACCTCTTTTTCCCATCAATTCACCTCCAGTCAAAGAATGGGGGTTAATACCCCCAAAACTTACGAAAAAATTCACACGACGCCCCACGCCCGTTCCCCATGCAAAAAGCTGTAGAGATTTAATCCCCCCTACCGGTCATGCCAGCGGTCCCCGTCTCGCACTGTTATGGTGGAATGACAAGGGGTACAGAGAGCCATGAGGTTGGATTCGTCATGGGTGCCTCCACGCGAGAGGGGAAGGATGTGGTGCACTTCTGTTGCCTTAGTCACTCGACTTTGTCGAACACATTCCTCACAGAGAGGGTGGGATTCGATGAACCGGTCACGTATTCGCTTCCAGGCACGGCCATACCGTTTCTTAGAGACAGGGTCCCGGTCGTACTTCTCATAACGTGCAGCTTCCTGCTTGGTATGCTTCTCACAGAACCTCGATTCTGTCAGTTCGGGACACCCTGGATGTGAGCATGGACGTTTTGGTTTTCTTGGCATGGAGCACCTCCTTTTGGGTATAGAGAAAGCCCTCGAGGTGTTCCTCGAAGGCTCAAGTTTATTTTCTGCTATCTTAATGTTCTCATAATATCGAGGTATCATTCAATGTCTTTAGGTATCATGTTTCATTAAGTCGGAGAAATACTCCAGCGCTGCATTATGTATCTTATAGAGGTGGCGGATGCTGTAGTCCATGCTCACAGCAATCTGCTCCCAAGGTTTATAACATAGATAGCGTAGTTCTATGATGGTCTGGTACTCGTGATTGGAAATGGATTTGATGAGTTCGACTATCTCTCGCTTAAGGTCTAACAAGTTGTTCAGGTCAGTGTTGATGTCGGACTCAAGGTCCAATATTTTACATATGATATCCTCCATGCTGTGAAAGTTCCTTGTTCCACTGGGCGGGATATCGCTAAGGGTGGACGTTGCTTTGGTCGCCAAGTCATGTAGTGATGAAACCTGCTCGATCTTGCAATTGATTCGCTGGTCGATTCTGTAGGCTTGGGACAGATAATCCTTCACCATCTGTTGTTTCTTGCTCATAGGCTACCTCCGATTCACATTTTTAAGTCACTCGAATTGGCAGCTTTTGACTCCTTGGGTTGTCTTTGATTTACAAATTCGCTTTCACTGCATCGATCAGTGCAGATTGGGTATGGTCCTTTTCCTTCAGGGCTTTCATGACCCGCTCGTCGATGGTGTCCTTGGCTATAAGATGGTGAATGACCACAGTGTCGGATTCCTGGCCTTGCCGCCATAGCCTGGCGTTGGTCTGCTGATATAATTCCAGTGACCAAGTCAGCCCGAACCACACCAGGATGGATCCGCCGCTTTGAAGGTTCAGCCCATGTCCCGCTGAAGCGGGGTGGATGATTGCGATGGGTATTTCACCCTTGTTCCAGGCTTTGATTGATTCTGCCGTATCTAGCTTTGTAGCTTGAAACCGCTTTTGGATCCGCTCCAGGTCATGTTTGTACCAGTAGGCAATCAGAACGGGCTTCCCGTTTGCCGCTTCGATGAGATCCTCTAGGGCGTCAAGCTTTCGGTCGTGGAGCTGGACGAATGATCCTTCATCGGAATACACAGCTCCGTTTGCCATCTGAAGCAGTTTGTTGGATAAGGTGGCGGCACTTCCCGCATCAATCTCCTGCCCTTCAAGAGAGAGGACCAAATCCCGCTTCATGGTCTCGTAGGAATTTCGTTCTTTTTCCGAAAGTCGGACGGGGATCTCGTTGATTACGCATTCCGGCATTTTGAGGTAGTCGGTGCTTTTCATACTGATAGTGATGTCCGAAATAAGCCGATAAATTTCCTCCTCAGCTCCTGGCAGGGGCTTGTAGCTGTATACAATCTGTTGGTTACGCTTGTCCGGTGTGAAGAAGTTGTTCCTGTAATGAGAGATGAACATTCCGAGCCGCTGACCCAGGTCAAGGATCCCGATTTCAGCCCACAGATCCATCAGTCCGTTGCCCGATGGGGTTCCCGTCAGTCCGATAATCCGCTTCACCTTGGGCCGCACCTTTCGTAGGGCTTTAAACCTTTTGGAGCCATATGCCTTGAAAGATGACAGCTCATCGATAACGACCGTGTCGTAGTCAAAAGGGAGTCTACACTTATTCACAAGCCAGTCCACATTTTCCCGATTAATGATATAGATGTCAGCTGGTTTCATTAAGGCCGCCAGCCGATCTGCTTCCGTTCCGACTGCTACGCTGTAAGTCAGATTGCTCAAATGAGTCCATTTACTAAATTCATTTGGCCAACTCATATAAGCGACCCTCAGCGGTGCAATTACAAGAACTCGATGTGCAACGAAGCTATCGAACAGCAAGTCATTCAGCGCAGTCAACGTAATAATGGTTTTTCCCAAACCACAATCTAGAAAAATCGCAGATGTTGGGTGTTTTTCTATGAAATCTACACTGAACTGCTGATAGTAGTGCATACAGTCTTTACTTAGTGAATCTGCCACGCTTGTCCCTCCTTTTACACATCGCATGTATCTTCATGTGCTCACTCCTGCTTGTCACAACCAAATTGCTTGAATCATTGTTATAGTGGTTTCCATCAATATGGTGAACCTCATCACTGGCAGTCAACACTCGTCCAAGTTTGTGTTCTATAATTTGTCTATACAACACTTTTCCAGATACACGCTGATTTTTCGCACCGGCTTTTTCAAAGTTGATGTAATCCATATAACAACCCCGATCGCAGAAATTATGCTGATTACGACCGATGTCGGACAGCTTTTTAATGAATTGCTTCCCGCACCAATTACAA